TCTTGATTTTCTATAAAATCTAAAGTGGTCCAATCCTTCTTGTCTTCTGACCTAATTGAATCTAAATTAGCATTACTATTCATGACCTTATTAAAGAAATCTTCATGTCCTCCAGTATTAGAAGCGAACCAAATCTTTTTATAATCAATACATGCTTGTAGATGTTCGTTTGCTTTTCTAATAAAATTACTAGTAAACACTTGATTTATAGCTATTCTAGTATCTTGTAAATTATATTTTTTTCTCATGTCTCTAATCATCAAATCATATTCAAGACCTTCTAGATCTGAATTAAAATCCAATAATTTTATGTTTATTTTATCTTTCTTAAATAATTCAGACTCATTACAGCTAGATAAGAATACATCAGAACCAGCATTATCAAGAATAATAAATACAATATTAAAATGCTTCATAATATAATGAAAATATGCAACGTGATTTTTTAAATTACCTAATCCAGCGTAAGTATGTACCAAAGTTGAAGTTTTAGTCTCTTCGTCTATTTCTAATACTGCCATAGCAAAATAATCTGCATTCGGACTATCACTCATATTTGGATCAACTCCTAATATGTATTTTTTACCAGACTCTCCTTTTAAAAGAGTGTGCTGCTTTTCACCTAGTTTCAGCGTGCAGTCTTCCATTTTTTTTGCATTAAAATAACTATCACTTCCATCTGTGAATCTTGCGCAGTATTCTCTAAGAAAACTGCTATGACTTGAACCTCCAGCTTGAGCTTCTTCAATAATTGTTTTATCTATCATTTCTTCTGGTAGAGCCTCGTAACTTAATTGGCTAACAAAATATTTAGCTTCGCCTTGCTTTTTGTCTAAAATTTTCGTGCACCAATCTGAATATGTTTTATAAAGATTTTCAAAAGTATAACTTGCCGAAGATAATGCTACCATTTTACTATCATTATCAAAAACCATTCTTTCGTCCTCTTTCATAACGCCTTCATCAATTAATTTATCTTCAAATTCTCTTATCTGCATTCTTTCTTTGATGTTTTGTGGGGCAACTAAAAATGGCATTAAAACATTTTTAATAATTTCTTCTGGAAGCAAAAGAAACTCGTCAAGTACAAGAACGTTAGCTCTGAATCCTCGAATCTTTTCTCCATTCAAAGGAATCGCTACAATACTACCACCATTAATCTGCCATTCAAATTGATCATTTCTTTTTGATTTAGCGCCAAAACATTGAGATAGTAGTTCTGCGCCAGGACTTTCTACTATCTTTTCTAAATTATTAAAAATAAATCTAGCAGTTCTAAATGTAGGACCAGCTATAAGAATTTTGGTATTTGGCTCAAACACACATTGAAGAAAACAGAAAACCGCAGCAATAAATGACTTACCGCAACCACGACCAAAGACGCACATATTAAAGTTTCGGTTCATTAAAGCTTTAAGATGAATTTCTTGGTAAGGAGCTAGTTTTACACCACTAATTAGTTCTGTTGAAAACCCAATATTTGCTCTAAGAAATTTTGCTAAACTGATCTTGGCTTCTTTATCATTAAGATATCCCTTGAGTTCTGCTAATTCAGCATTAACATCTTTAACTTCTCTGTTATATTTATCTGGGCAGAACATCATAAAAGTTTCATATCATAAGCTAATTGAAGATCTACTTTGCTATAAAAACATTTACTTGCAAATATAGACTCGATTGCTCTTTTCATTTCTTCTCTACCATCTACGAATAAAAATTGTAGATTACTGTACTCTTGAATGAGAGATCTAACATTATGAAATATATATTCTGGCGTGGCTTTAATCTTTTTGCTGATATGAGGAAGATATTGAAAACTTAAAGCGTTAGATAGTTTTTCTTCTACAATAACAATAAGATTGCAGTTACTTTTCCGTGACTTATCTATTTCATTTTTAAATCTATCAAAATTTCCTGCACTTAAAGTACTAATAAAATCACTTAAGCTTTTTCTTTCTATATAACATCCACAATTATCATTGCTACAAGCATAATCGCCAAAAGATAAAGTCTTAATTTCAAAAGGTATGTTGAATTTAAGCCAATTTTGCTCTCTCGTGTCTACATAAATTGTATCTTGTGATGATAGTTTGTTTTCAAATTGATCTGTTATAATATTTGGATGAAGATATTTATTCTCTAGTCCTATTTCAGAGCATAATTGATAATAATCATTAAATATTTGATTGTAAGAGATAACTGATGGACTCATTATTGTTCTCAATTCGATTTGAGTTGGAGAGTATATTAAATTCTTTTCATTTTTTCTTTTGATTAAAAGATTCTTACAATGTTCTTGAGCTTTGTCTAATGGCTGTTGTTTTAGCCATTTTTTCATATTATTCTTATCATTAAAATCGCTATTTAAATACTGCTCTTTAGTTTTGAAATTTATCGTTTCGCCAGTTAGTAAATCTTTTTTAGGATAGTATTGGTGATAATATTTTTCTTTATTTAAACCATAACCCCTTAGCGCAAGATGAAGGCTTTTTTCATCTTTAAACTCCTTGCCATCTACTTTGCATATTATACTCATCCATTTAAAATCTCATCTCTAGAGATTCCTAATATCTTGCATTTTACTTCGTCCATTGTAGATAATCTATCTATTTCTTTTTCAATAGTCTTCTTTCTCATGTCTGCCATTTTTAAAAGCTTTGCTCTGCTGTCTTCCTCTTTCCACATCTGCACTAGATTTATTACTGAAGCAGTTTCTTTAACTTGTTTGCTTAATTTATCGCTACGTTTGACTTTGAGATCGTTATTTAATTTCTGCTGACGATTAACGCAATCGTTATATTCTTTTCTGGCAGTGCTACTAGCCTCAACTAAGGTCATAGATATTTTTCCTTCTTCTTGCATAGAAAGTTCGATTTGATTCTGCAGAACATTAATTGTTTGTTGAATACTAGAAGATATTACTACTTCTGTACAAAGAACAATATATTGATCAACCTCTTCTTGAGAAAGATCACCTTTATCATAAGTATATCTTACGAAGCTACTTTCAAAAAGCTCTCTATCAGATTCATTGTCATAAATATTGATTTGGTGAATGAATCTATGAGTATTCATATAGCTAATAAGCGAATTGATTTCTTTTTTATGTTTATGAGTTAATTTGTTTTTATCTATGCCATCTAAAACATATTTATTAATTTTTGCTATCATTCTTTCTTCGCTACGAGGAGGTCTATAACCTTCTGTCGCGGCATTTTCATTTTCTGTATTATTAAATTTTATGTTGCTTGGGATATTTTTCATAAAATCAAGAACGCTTCTTGTTTCTTGACATAGATTAGTTAGAGAATCATCCTTAAATAATATTTTTGACATCTCAAGACCAGTCATCATATTGCAATTGTTACTAATATACTCTTTTTGTTCAGAAGATAATTCTATGAAACCTTTAGCTTGGTATTCGTGACTTTTCTTAGGTTTAATTTGTCTGGTGGCTAGAAAATTTTTAACTGCTTTTCCCTCTTTGCTTCTACCATCTAAATCTTCTCTTCCAAAAGCTAATTGAACCAATTCTACTAATGATGGAGGATTTTCCGTGCGATTATTCCATTCATTTAATAGTTTTAATTGCTGTTCTTCAGTTAAAATTAAAATATCTTCGCTCATGATATATCAATATCTCCATTGTATAAATGTTTTTTTACTTTTACTATAATTGCTTTTTTAATATTTTTAATTTGTTTGTATCCTGCCATTCGATTTTTTTCAGTAGTTTTATATCCCATTAATTTTGCAGTTTGTTCTTCGTTTTTGTTCTCTACATAAAGATAAGAGTATACTTTCCACTCAATTGGTTTTAATACTTGTTTCATTTTTTTATGAGTGTTAAGAATACTTTGTTCAATGTCAAAATTTTCATTTGGAATATTATGTATTTCTTGAACATGGTTTTCTAGGCTTAAAGTTAGCTTAGTATCATGGGCATTTTTCTTGCTCTTGGCCCAGTTCGCATAAAGAGGGCAATTGGCACATTGTTTTTGATAAATTGCGCAACCATCATCTGCTTCTGCTGCGGCACATTTAAGACATGGCCTAGTATAATTGCTATAGTTATTTCGTATTAAATTTTTAATTTGATTACTTATAATACGATTAACCCAAGGGGCTAGAGGCTTTAATGAATTATATAAATGCCATTTTCTATAAATATGAAATCTTAAAATCTGAGAAACGTCTGAAAAGTCCATCCAAGCAATAGCAGTTAAATTCCACTTATTTTTTCTTTTAAAAATTTCAGTATTTATCTCGTCAATTCTATCCTCAAATTTCCTTTTATCAACCATCTACTTCTTTCCTATCCCTTTTATAAGAGGGGCGCAAAGTTCCAGCCTCTGCTTTGAATTGATTCAAGAATTCTGAATTTTTTTGTTGATTCTTTTTGGGCATAGCTTTGCCTTTTTTTGTTTTAATTGGTTTTGTATTTTCTACTTGAGAAAAGGCTTCTTCTGGAAGGTTCGAAACTATATCCCGCAATTTCATTTTAACAGGTCTTACTTCGCTTATCTCAATATCAATTTTTGAAATATTTGGAACATAATTGATATTATCAGTATCTTCATTATCATCGTAATCATCTTCTATATTGGACTGAATTTGTTTTTTTGTATTTTGAGGTTTCGTGAAAACTGGTTTTTGCATTTGAACTGGATTAACTATAATAGTTTTATCAAATGATGCTCCACATGAGCTGCAAAATTTTGGTTTTAAACTGGTATATGAAGTTGGTCCGCCGCAGTCTTTACAATACATCTTTAACATATCTTATTATATGCTAAAAGAAGAAGTTATTCTAAATATTAATTATTTTGAATATAGTAAAAAAGTGATACTGAGTCTGCAGCACTTGAATAAATATTTTTACTTCCATCTAGTGCAATAGTAGCTGGAAAGTTAAAATTGCCAGCTCCCACATTAAGTATTACATTTCCTCCTACGCCGCTTTCTCTTAATGTAGTATTAATATGAGCATTTGCGCCTATTAAGTATGTTGTTGTACCTGATCCTTGTCCAGAAAATAAAACTCCAGCACCAGTTGCAGAGGCTACTAAAGCTATACTTTCAAATCCATCATCTCTAAAATATCTTGCCATAATCTTATTTACACTTTAAACATCGTCAATGTAATAAAAAAGAGAACAAGGATTAGCACCTATACAGTAAATTGCAGTATTTTCTTTTACTTTTATGGTTGCAGAGAAATCTGCTGAACCATCTCCTAATGTAACTATTAAAGCTCCATTTGAGTTAGTTTCTACAAATCTTTGATCTGCATGAGTCGATCCACCTAAAAGATATATACTTTTTCCTATTCCTGGAGC